TTCTCGACGCGCTGCCAGTCGGCGGCGTCGCGTTCGGCCTCGGTGATGTAGTCGGGTGATCCTTCTAGGTGTTTGCTCATGGCAATTCGATTCCCTCCTTGGTTAAGGCTACCTGTTGGTCTTTCACCCACTGATCGGCCATATCCTTTGAAAAAGCCGGGTCCCATACGTCCTCATACCAATCCGCGTCCACCGCGCCGGGTGACGACTCATAGAGCCAGCAGTTGTGGTGCATCTTCATCGTCCAGAAGTCGCCGGAGCTAACCCCGTTCCGTCGATGGTAAACCTGGCCGGCGGCGATCTTTTCCCCGCAAAGAACGCAGCGGTGATTTTTCTTCGCGCAGCGGGCCGTTTCTGAGAGGGTATTACTCATGGCGCTTCGATGCCTTTATCGGTTAAATGGCTTACGAGAAAATCATTATAAGCGATTGACGGACCTCCTAGATACCAAGCCACAAGCCCGATAGCTTCCTCCGATCCATAGCAGACCTTCGCGAGATAACCCTGCTTAGTAAGCGCCGAAAGCCACTGGACCTGCTCATCGCTCAGCGGCCCTTTTGCGCCTTCGCTTTTGGGCTTCGCGTCGGCGCGCTTCATCTCGATGAAAAGGCCAGCGAATCCGCGAGCCGGCGAAGGCAAGAAAATGTCAGGGACGCCAGATTTCACGCCTTCGTCTTTGAGGCTCGCCGCCGTCGTGATATGCCGCCAGCCGCCGTTGGGGATCGCGAACATCAACGCGAGCGCCGGGAATCGCGACTCGGCCAAGCGCGCCCATTTGAAGAGCGCCACCTGGGCATCGTGTTCCAAGGCGTAGCCGCGCCGGCGCGGGAGGGAATGCCATGTTTTCATGCGAGGGTCAGATTGCCAGCTCGAGCTGGGAGTTTGCGTTTGCCAGATTCGCGCAAGACTGCCGGAAATAGCTCTCCTTAAGTTCAGAACCGATGAATCGGCGTCCCATCTTCGTTGCCATGTATCCTTCGGAGCCGATGCCGGCGAACGGCGAGTAAACGAGATCGCCGGGATTGCTCCACAGTGTGATCGCCCGCTCGATAACATCGAGTTGAAGCGGGCAGATGTGCTTTTCGTCGGCAAAGTCTCGCGCCCCGTCACGATTCAAGACGTTCCCCTGATCGACCGTCATCCAGACTGGCGATGCGACCTCCTGCCACCAGGAAACCGGGTATTCCTGTTTCGACTTCGTGACTGGCTTCGGGTTTTCGCCTGGCGCCCGCAAGACGACAAGGTAATCCGGTGATCCGGTCCGAGACGATGACGAGTCACTGCAAAGCGTCTTGTGCAACAGTCCGTGCGCCTTCGTGCGCTGCATCTCGGTGACTGGCGACTTCCAGATCGTGACGCGGGAATGGAAGATGAAGCCGTGCCGCCAGAATGCGCGGATAATCTCACCGCTGAAATCCTGATAGCCGATGTATCCATGCTTCCATTTCGTCGCCAGCAGATCAACGCAATGGACGGCGACGATTCGGCCCGGAACCATGACGCGCGCAATCTCAGTGATGAGCAGTTCAAAATGCGCGGTGAACTCCTCCAGGTTCGACGTGTTTCCCATGTCTTGCAGATCGTCCGAGTAAGTAAACAGGTCCGAGAACGGCGGCGAGAAAACGGAAATGTCGACGGACTTATCCGGGATCGTCTTGGCGACTCGGACACAATCGCCGTGATACATTTTCCATCCGTCTTTTTCTTCTGATTCAATGTCGGTTTTCATCTTTGGCTTTTTCATTTGTGAATCTTTGAACGCAGCGGAAGCGATCTTCATTTTCTCCATCATCTGCTGATGGGCGTTGATCTTGCGTTGGACGGTCTGAATGATTCTATCCTCCGTTGTCGCGTGGATGACGTAGGCGTTCACCTCGCGATCCTGGCCGAATCTATAGGAGCGCCGGAGCGCCTGATAGAAGTCCTCGAATGAATAGGAAAGGCCGACAAAGACGACGTTATGGCAGTGCTGCCAATTCAAGCCATAGCCAGCGATGCCCGGTTTGGTGATGATCACGCGCGCGCGGCCTTCGGTGAAATCGTCCAGCTTCTTTTCCTTCAATGATGCCTTTTCACTCCCGCGAACCTCGATGGCATCCGGGATCAGCCGGACCAGTTCATCGGCTTCGTAATTCGTATTGCACCAGACGATCCATGATTCATCCGATCCATTCACAAGTTCAGCGGCGGCGGCGGCGCGAGCCGGGCAGGTAAGTCGCAACTCATCGTGGAGGGTCGTCGCCGATAGCGATGGGTTGCGGAACAGCTCATCGCCAGCGCTTTCGGTCCAATCGACATCGACTGGGCGGCTGACCATGTTCAACGCCGGGAGAATGTAGCCGTCATCGGAAAAGCCAATATCTGATGGTTTACCGACGCAAGCGGCCCACGAAGAAACCCATTCCCAGAATGATTTCTCAGCGTGCTTTTTCAGACGCCAATCGCCCGTGTTGAACGTGTCGTTGATGAAGAACGTGGCGAGCATCTGCGCCGGAGTCGAGACGCCGAGAAAGTCAGCGTGTTGCCCAAACTCAGAGTAATCATTCGGCGATGGCGTGGCCGTGCAGCAGAGCCGATAGGGAGTCGCTGCGAATCGTTCCGTCAACTGCGTCCGAATCTTGCCGGTGAAGTTTTTCAAGATCGACGATTCGTCGAGGACGACGCCGGAGAAATTGACCGAATCGAAATGCGCCAGCTTTTCATAGTTGGCGATGTAGATTCCCGGTCCCGTGACTTCCTCGCCAGCCGAAACGACGACGGCCGAGATCCCGAACTTCTCCGCTTCTTTTGCGGTCTGGTGAGCCACGGCGAGGGGCGTCAATACGATCACGGGCTGGCTTGTGTGCCGCGCGACCTGATCCGCCCATTCGAGTTGCTGGAGCGTCTTGCCCAGCCCGCAGTCCTCGAAAAGAGCCGCGCGGCCTTGCTTGACCGCCCATCGGACGACGTTCGCTTGCCAGTCGAACAGCGCGGTTCTGATCGGCAACGGATCGAAGCCGGAAGAAAGAGCGCGGCGCGACTTTGCCGCGATGAAATCATCGTAAGATAGCATTTTCATTTCGCGTCCCTCGGTCTTCCGCGCTTGGAAAGCGGCGCGTCGATTGGTATGCCGTTGGCGGCACGGTAGCGCGCGCGGTTGTATTCGCGCATCTCGAGCAGGTGCTTCAGGCATCGGCTCGTTGCGCCGTGACAGGTGGCTTTGCAGCCGGTTCTTTGGCAGGTTCGATGGTTTGTTTTCATATCGGCTTCCCCTCTAGCACCTGGGCAAGTTTCTTAAGCCACTCGGTATCCGCGCCGTTGATCTCATCTTTCGTCATCGGCGGCACTTCGATTGGATCAAAGCGATAGCTATGGCAATGCGGGCAGATCGCCCGGCTCTGTGCGATCACGGTCCCGCATCCGGCGCAGAGCTTCCAGCGGAGGGAGTTGTAGTGGCGCGGCGTCATAGGGTTAGGCGTCAATCCACTTTGCTATCGAGGCTCCAATCTCGGACGACTTGGCTTCGATGGTTGCCATGATCGAAACAACATCGCTGGCCACAATTTCAGCCCCGGTGATGTTTCCGTTTTCGCAGTCGGAATACGATTCGCGGAGCAGCGCGGCGGCTTGCCCTAATTCCTCAAGCAAATCAAGAAGCATCAGCTTAGATTCACAGAGGATGTCAGATGTTTTTTCGTCTGTCATGGTCGTCAGGATTCGAGGCAAGCCAGCGCCTGTTCCGCTTGTTTCCGTTGGATCGCGAACGCGTCGAGTCGGGACGCATAGCGGCGGTATTGCTCGGCGGCATCGGCTTCGAGCGTTCGCAGCCGCTCGATCACACCGACGAGCCGCGCGCGGAGATCATCCAGGCGGTCGAGTTCGGGGTTCAGCTCGGCCGGCGCCTGGAGCAGGACGAACGGGGAAAAGCCGTCCGGGAAGTTTACTTTTTGGAGTTGTTCACTCATGGTTTTTCTTTCTTTATTAGTTGTAGGATTTTCCGTCGCTGTAGCCGTCGCCGTAGCCGTAGCCGTCGCCGTCGCCGTCGCCGTAGCCGTAGCCGTCGCCGTCGCCGT